CAATATAAGTAGCCTTCCAGCCGCTTGTTGCTCGTTGATTCAAAGGATCAGCTGACCCTCCAGAACCTAATGGTTTAACTATATTTTTAAGTGCTTCTCCTGAAATCCTTGTTTGAGCATAAGCCCTAGTCCCAAAGATTAAAGTACAGTGAACAGTAGTAACTAAAGTTCCGTCTTTTGTTTTAGCTTCCGTACTCATTACGAATCTGACGTTAGCGACTGCGCCAACCTCGTCATCCATAACATTAGATTTATTAGGATATTTCTCAACAGGAACCCATCCGGTAGCATCATCCAAATCATAGAGAGTATCTTCACTTATAATTCCGATAAATGATCTTCCAACCGGTGTCGTGTTGTAACCAGTTGAAGGGTTAATCATTCTCATTACCGGTTTTGCGTTATTCCCTCTAAGAGTTTTAACCATTTCCTTAACTTCGGCTCTGTTTAATTTCATAGCCGGGCCAATAGTTGCCGTACTAATAGCAGTTGAAGCATATTGAATAGTCGTTCCAGCGGCAATAATATCTCTACAAAGATTATCTAAAGTAAGTCCAGCCTGATCGCCTAAAACATCTTCGGCCACTCCGGTAAGAACCGGATCAAAGCTTTGCATATCTACAATATCAGTTACAGTCACATAATCACCATATTGCAAAACTGTTGCTGTCAGCTCAGTTGTTGAAAGTTCACTACCAGCAGGGGTTACGCCCTCAGTCAAAGGTGTGGTTGCGGCAGCTAATACTCCGTATCTTCGGAATTTAATTACATTTGTACCTGCTTTACGAGGAAGATCCTTTACTTGAGCAAAACGATTATGAACTAAAGATGGAGTTGCACGATCTAGCAATACCTTGTTATAGAAATTGTTAACTTCTGCAGGAATTTCGGTTCTGGTAGTCATATCTGCCATATTATTTTATTTTTTCACAAAAAAAAGCACTCGTCTCTCGACTGAGTGCCGGTTTTTCCGTTAATCACTAATCTAACTTTTATAGTAAACAAGTTAAAAAAGATTGTCAAGTGGCAGAAGCTAGTAATAATTAAAGCTAATATGTAAAATATTTTACATTATGATAGAATATAATTATGAAGCACGAAACAGTTTTAGTTGACGGTCATAAAGTTAGAAAATATTATTTCAAGTGGTGTGCTTGGGCAATCAAAGCACTAAAAAGAGATTCCTTCCAATGTAGAGAGTGCGGTTCTGATGAATCAATTATTGTTCATCACCTAGACGAAAGTAGAAAAAATGGCGTAAAAAATATGAATAACAAATTAGATAATTTAAAAACTCTTTGTCGGCGTTGCCATGCAGATATACACAATATAGATTTAAAATATGCTAAATTAAATGTAAGCATTATAATTGAATTAAGAAATCAGGGGAAAACTTTCGAGTTCATTGGGAATCATATGGGGGTTTCAAGACAAAGGATTCACCAAATCTTCAAAAAAATCAAAGAAACTGTTTAATGCCTATTATTCCATCGCATCTCTGACTGTTTTTCCGGTCTTAGGATCATCTCGATCCAGCAAGTATTCTTTACCTGCTTGATTCGTCATATTCTGTGAATCGCTTATTGCCTCTGCAATCTGTTCCGGAACGGAAGAATATACACCATGAGGCACAAGCCACTTAAATCCGTTTATTTGAACCGGAGTATATGCTCCACTGATTAAAACCTGTTCATCTCTTTTACTTCTTTTATTATAAACCCACTTAACCACTCCTGGTTTTTCTGTTCCCTGTGTTGGTATCAAAATTCTTATTCTTGGTTGTGCCATCAAAATAGCCCTCATTCGTTCTTTCTTGCTTAAATATTCTTTTCTATCTTTTTTAAGTTGACCAGATCCAATAGTTGCATTAGCACGTAAAACCTGGATTGTGGCAATAATAGGTTTCTTGTTTTCAAAATTTTCAGTAGCTTCTTTCGGCATACCGAGTTTAACTAATATTTCCCTAAGCGCTTTTACCGTCAATTTGTTTAAGTTTTCTTTAGCCATAATTTCCTCCTATTATAATATAAATAATTATCTTCTATCAAGTATTTCATTCTTTTTAGCTTCCATTTCTTCTGGTGTAGCATTTCCCCAATCAAATCCACCACCTTCAGGCTTTCTAACACTACTACCGGCGCTTTCTGTAGCCTTTGCCTTTGCAGCAGCATCTCTTTCTTTTTGCGCTCCTATCTTCTGTTGATCTTTGGAAGAAACAATGCGGATAGCATCTCCAGCAACAAGAGTAGGGTGAGCCTTCATATACTTCAAGGCGTTAGCTCGGTACTTAGAGTATTCTAAATTATCTCTAATAAAAGCATCTAATTGTAATTGATCCCTAGTATCTCCCACACCGGCATCTTTTAATTTTTTATCAACTATGCTGCCTACCATTTTTTCATCATCTGGGTCAGCTTCGTCTTCCTCTTCTTTTGGTTTCTCCGCGGGCGTACCTCTTGTTTGTGGTTCTATATCCTCTGATTCTTCGTCTTCCTCTTCTTCTTGTTTAATAGAATCCTTGAAAGTTTCCTTCTGCTCATCAGTAAGATCCTCTACATTTTCATTTAAAAAGGTTGTTTGTTCATCGGTAAGTTCTTCTGGGGCTGTTTCTAAAACAGTTTCTAGGGTTATTTCTACTTCTTCTGCCATAGTTTTTCGGTTTTTCCGTTAATCACTAATTTCCTAAATATAAACCTTGTCCTGAAACTTGTCAACTGCCAGCCTTTTTACGAAGATCTTTCATCTCCGTAACAGAATAATAAGGATCTAAATTTGGTTCTTTGTTCTTTTCAACAGTAAGGTTTTTAATTATGGTCGCCGGGGTATCTTTTACGTCCTCATAAGCCCTTAGGACATCTCTAAGACGATCCATTTCTTTTTTCTTCCCACCAGCCAATATCTGCTCTGTAACCGCCACTATGTTCGCTTCCAAAATCTTCTCCATCAAAACCCAAAATGGGGTATTTTTTCCAGTTTTAAATGCCACAATCGCGGCTTGGCGTTTTTCGTCACTATCAAATAAAGTGTCTTTCATTAGTTTTTAAATCCCTTTATATTCGGAATACTAATTGGTGAATTGATAGCAATATTTACAGTATTTGTCTTTGTTGCACCACAGTTTTTACAAAAGAGATTATGGACAATAATAACTCCCTTTTGAGCATTAATTGCTGTTACTCCCAAACTCCCCCATTTACCATGATGGTTACACCCTTTTAAAGTTTCTTCTTCCATTATACTGTTGCCGGTCTTTCTGTATTAGGCGCTACCGCGCTAGTGCTACCCGGAGGGGTGAAAGCAGTTGCCTCCTCATCCTCCGGAAAAAACTCTGGATTTGTCTTTTTAATCATTAACGCTTTCTTGTGAGTTTCTATGTGTGCGTTGGTTGCATCTGTTTCTTTTGCCTTAGAGTGCATCTCTAGATGAACGTTATGGTCATCTTCTGCTTGAACCGGTGCTGACTTATCATCATTGAGTTGCTCATTCTCATCTTCTGCAATTCGCTCATCAATGGTTGGCGGGAACAACCTGTCAATTTCATCTTTTTCTAGTCCGTGAAGTTTTGCCAATTTTTTATATCCCCATCGCCTGTTGCTAGTAGGGTCTTGTAAAACAAAACCAAAGAAACCAGTTAAAGATTGTCTTTCTTCTAGTTGTTTAGCACGACTCAATATTTGACTTTCAATTATTACATCCGGATCAATGTTAGTAATTATATTATCTCTACCAAGCGGTCGCCATTTCGGGCCAAATGCCCCAGATATTCTTAATACCTTCTCATCAATATTATCTGCAAAATTATCCTTATAAAGCCGATACCATTGCCTCCAAAGTCTCTTTTCTGACCAACCAAAGATTTTAGCTGATAATGAATACCGGGTATCAACATTTGAAGAAATTAGGTTAGTCTCTCCAAGTGGTCTATCCTTTTCAGACTGAGCACCTTGTTGAATATCAGGGGTGGCAGTAGCACGCTCTGCTGAAATAGCCAACGAATTATAAATAAAGTCTAATAGTGCCAGATTTGGTCTGGCCTTATTTATTGGCACTAACGCATTATTCAAACTTTGACCCTTGCTATCAGCCGGAATAAATTTGTTAAACCCAAAATTAAGATTTTTGCGGTTGGTTATCTTCTGAGTATCATAAATATACATTGGATAAAGGTCTGCCTTCATCAACTTTAAGCCCATATTCTGTGCCATCGCTCTACCTCTTTGCTTATCTTCAGTTAAATCAGGGATAGAGGTTCCATCCCAATCATAAGAAGTAGGATAAAGAGGTCGATCTATTAACGGCCATAAAATCTGTTTCGACTTACTCTTTAAAACTTGAATACCTATCACCTTTGCTCGTTCATTTGCTAACCACACCTTAACCTTTTCTACCTTACCCTTAACTATATAATGTGTGTACCATTCAAGGACATCATATTCTGCATTAGCGCCAAGAGATAATTCGCTTTCTCGTTTTTGAATCTGTCTACCTTGAGCCGCATCTCTAGCTTCTTGCGCACTCTGTAAAAGCTCCCTAGTGCCACCTCCAACTTTAATGCCTCTAAAATCACTATCAAATATATGAGGATGATCCTTAATATCCTGCTTGGTCATTTTTATTGGTCTACCCATGAATCTCGCAGAACCTTTACCTTTTCTGTTGCCGTTTATTGAAGTAGCTTTTGGATCTTTTAAGAAACTTAAAAAGTCAATGTTTTCCGGGATTGGTAAAAAGACCTTGTTATCGACATCTCTTTCGTATTCGTGAAGTGCTAGGATGCCTCTACCGCAAAATAATGTGTCCCAAATCCAATAGAAATCGGTTTCGTCCTTTTCCATGTCGTCATAATCACGCTTCGCCATAGCAGTTAAATTTTCCCCTGTTTCCTCATCGCCGTCTTCTCGACCACCAAAATTTGGCACTAACCGATCACTATACAATGAAGCTAAAACTGTTTGGAAAATTGTAAACAGAGTAGTATCACCAACTGCTTTTTTATCTCTTTTTTGGTTATTATAAAGCCGAAGTCGTGCTTGCCACTCGGTTATTTTAGGCTGCTGGTGTTTCCAAGCTAGGGTATACTCTGCTTGAATTTGTTTCGCCAAATCTTCAAACTTGTCGCCGACAGTATCAGCTTCTTTGGCTTCTCCAACTTTTTCTAGTGCAAGGCTTTCTTCTGGCATATTATTAGTTTAACATCTTTTTTCTCACGTTTTCAAATTTATTGACCAGTTTTTTTGTTTTCTCGCTTAACTTTGTACCAAGTTGCATATCAATAGTAGTACAAGCAGCGGCCAACACTAAACCGGCGGCCTGGTTTACCTCATCCTTTGTCAGATCCTTTTTTCCCCTGCTAGGAGTAATTATAAAGTAACTAGACCAAATTTGTTTCTTAATAACTGCTAAGTATTCAAATATTTCAATGTTGATTCTCCGCAGATAAACCATGCAGCCCTTATAAGGAAGCGCCTTTAGGGTAGTAATTCTTCCCTTTACTTTTTTGGGTTTTAATTCAGGAACCCTTTTAGGCTTTAGTGTTGGGCCTTTGCTCATTTTTCCTTTTTGGGTTCTTTAATCTCTTTTACATCGGCAAAAGCATCTTCAAGTTCCATATAAACCTTAGCATCTCGACCAGACAGCGGGTTTCTTTCCATTTTACCCATCTGATCCCTAGACACTGTTCCAACATTAAACAACTTTTCAAACATATCTTTAACTCTGGCAAAAATCTCTCTATCATTAAAAATAAAGGTATGGGTTTTTTCACTAAGTTTGTCAACCTTATCCTTAAACTTCTCTCTATCCTTAACATCCTCTATCTTTTTGCCGGCAAGGGCCTTCATCTTATCATCAAACTTATCAACAACATCTTCCAGCACTTCAAGAAACCGCCAACGTTTACGATTATCAGATCGGTTAGGAACCTGGTGGTTAGAAAGTAAATTATAAAGAGTTCGGGTTTGCTCGTTAGTTAATCTCAATGATTTTTTCATTGTTGTTGTTAACTGTTAATACTTTATTCTACTCTACTAGGTCAGAAAAGTCATCTGTACCTTCTCTAACTTCTGCATCTAGCTTCTGTTGACCAGCTACAGCCGTTTGGCGGATATACTCTGTCACTCCCCGATTAAATGCCTCCGCAAAAGTAACCGGATTATCTATCTCGTTACCTTCACCATCGTCTATCTTGGCTGTCCAGCTAATTTGCTTTGCAAATGCATCCTTTAATTCCAGTTTCCGCTCTGCGGTCATCTGCACATTTTGTAATACGAAATCTAGGAAATTTAGCATATTTTCTCCTTTCTTATTTTAACATTTAATTTAGCCGCCAATCATAACAACTTTCAAACTTCCTACATGGGCTGTAAATATATCTGCCCCGCTGGTTATATTTCTAACTGCCAAAGATATTTTTTGATTAGCGGTTAAAGTGATTATTGCAGAACCTGCATAAGTTATTTCCCTGTCCGCAAATTTAACCTGATTATGAGATTGACCCTGGTCTTGAACTGTTGTCTGGTCAATAATTATTCCCGCTTCAATATGCTGGTCGGGGGCATCACAAGCACCAGATAGTGTCCAAGTAATTAAATAAGTTCCTGCTTTAGTAACTGTTAGATAGGGGTCGGTAAAAGTACAAAGATTAAGTAACCCAGTCGTCCATGCTTGAGCTTCATCTACCTCATACCAAGTATTTTGGTCAGTCATGGTTACGGAAATAGCGTCAACAGTGTACATTGAGCCGTAAGGAAGTCCTGTTCCGGCCCCTACAAACACAGTATCGCTTCTTAAATTGATTGCAGTTGTTGCCCCTAAATCAAGTTCTCCATCCGATTCTGAATCTATGTATTCATTGCCATCTGTTTGGGTAAAAGTGATTTTGTCTGTTACTGTGGTTGCTGCGTTTATCCTCAATGTTTGGTCTGCTGGTGCAGCTGCCATTACCCCATAAAGGATAGAGTTGGTTAGTTCGGTAGCTACATCAGCCCTTGTTTGATTGTCTACTATTAGGAGATTCCAGAGGGTGGTTTGTTTGTCGCCTGCGTTTGCTCCCAAAAAGATATTATTACTACCTGTAGATAAAAGACTTCCTGCTTCCATGCCGTATAAACTATTGTTGGAAAACGACTGTCCAGAAGCTCCTTGTCCCGCAAAAGACCCGACTATTGTATTCTTAATCCCAGTAACATTATAGTAACCAGCATTTGTGCCTATTCCAATATTATTGGAACCTGTCGTATTCTTTCCAAGAGCAGACGAACCCACAGCAAAGTTATATTTTCCAGTCGTAATTTCACGAAGGGCATTGTAGCCGATACCAGTGTTGTTATATCCCTCAGCTCCTGTTGTGTGTGCTAAAGTATTAGCTCCTGCCGCACCAACGCCAATAAAGGTATTGGTAGTTTGTGCCAACCACCTATCAGTAAACAAATCGCCATCTGAGTTAATTGCCAAATCTATATTCCCCGCGCTATCCTGCCACTCCTGTAGATTAGCAGTTTGTCCAGAAGCTCCTCGGATTATTTGGCCGATTGCGGCGGTTGAGCCAATACCAATATGGAGTTGGGCTCCTGGGCTTGCCGTCCCAATCCCCATCCTTGCATTAATAGTATCTACATTTAAAACAACAGTGTTGTCGGCCTGGGTTACTTGAAAAGCGGTTGTTAAGTCTGTCCCTGGTTTAACAATTATCGAACCAGCATCATGGGTAGAAATAATTAAATCTTCATTTGGGTCTTCTGACCTTATGTGTGCTCCGGTTCCTCCATGATGTAAGGCCAATGCTGGCCCTGCATCAGAAGCATGATTATTATAAATCGTTACCGTCCCATAAGCGTGATCTTCGGCTAAATTCCGATAAATATAAAGACCATAACCTGCCAGAACGTCTTGCTCGAAATAAGCTGCTTGTTTACCAATAACGGTCAAGCCATCAACCCCATCGGCAGGGTAAACTTCTATTCCTGCTTCGTTGACAGTCAAGGTCCCAGTCATGGTGTCGCCAGTAGTTAGCACATATTGGGGGTGGTCATCATCAGTAAGTCCGCTCAATACTCCATGATCCGAAGCAAGATAGGTTCCAGAAGGAAGGTTGGATATAGACCTCAAGTCCAATGTTTCCGTATAAGGGGTAGCAGTATTCCTTAAAATAACCCTGTATAACAACTTCATCTCCTGATACGGCAAAGTCCCAAGTTCTAGGCTTTCATAGGTGTTGTTAGCTCTAGCGTTGGCAATGTTAGCGTCAGTCCTTTGACCCATTAGAGAGACTATTGGGGTGGTAGCGTCATTGGTGGCAAAAATCCAATAAGCTACATACTGGTTACCTCCAAGAGGAGTCAGGGCATTGCCGTTGTTGTAGTTTATATTCGAACCTACATCCTCGTAATAATATTTAGTTTGGGCTTCAAGCCATTTAAAATTAGCTGATCCATCTTTGTATAAAACATTGCAGGTTGTCTGTTCAGCAATAACAGCAGGGAGGTCTTCATCGTCAATCTGTCCAGCAGTAATAGTAAAAGTAGTATTACCAAAAGTTCCGGTTAAACCGCTTTCATATCTCGTTCCGACCGTATAGTGGAGAAGGGAGTGGGTATCTACATCCATCTTAATCCCATGCCGTTCTTCGCCCAAAAGACCCTTGTTGGTAACTGTGTTGTAGTAAAGCGTGGCTATTGTTGGCAAAGCAAATGAAGGCTGAGAAGTTGTCTGTGATAATACCCCAGCAGCGTTGTAATAAATCCAATTCAGAGTTGCAGTTGGGGGATCTCCCGGGTCAGCTATGATAATAGAGTCAGTGGTTTTACTGGTCTTGACCCCATTAATATAAATGTCGTGAGCGCCTGTAATAGTGAATACTCTTGTTCCATCCACAAAACTTAAAGTTGCAACCTTATCAACAAAACCAGTTGGTTCAGTCATTGAGGTAAAAACAGTAGGAACAGCTACACTTCCGAAAGTCCCTATCCCTGTTGTATCAATATTTCCAGAACCGAAGTCAGAATCAGCAGAAATGTTCTTGATAAATAAATTAGTTGTATCCCCACCTACTAAAGCCGGACAATAAATACCGTATTGATTGGTCGTTTCTCCTCCGCCTGTAATGTCCTCAATGTACAATCCATAGCGATCAGTAATAACCCCGGTGTCTTTATCGGTGTAAGCTCGAGCCAGTAATGAGTAGGCAGAAGCTACATCACCTAATTGACTTCCAATACCATCATCATTGGTAGCAGTAAACAATCCGCCAATAACGCTAGTTACATCGGATATTCCTAAATTACTACCCTTACCGTAAACACCAACAAGCTCATTAACATCACCAGCTCCAACCATCACGGCTATACTTACCCCCTCACCCTTAATTCCCTGTATGCTTGCGTGAACACTGCCATCCTCAGTACTGTTCCATTGAGCCTGCATATCCATAGCAACCAAGTGGGTAGCCGCACTTAAAACCCCTGCTGGCTCAAGATTTAATTGAGCAAATATTCCGTAAAGAGTATCATCAACCGTGGTTAAAGTTTCGTCTATATCGAGGATTGTGGTGCTTGATATAGAAGCGTCAGCACCTAAAGCCATGTGGCCGGCAAAGTCAAGGTGGGTATTGCCGTATAATATTCCGGTTAAAGGGGCATTAGAACAATCCAGCATCAAGTACCTAGCATCGGTTAATCCAATTGGTGTTCCTACAGTTTCTTTCATAATAAAAAAAGGCGCGGATCAATGTCCACGCCCTGTTTTTCAGTTAAACGTTACACCCTTATCTTATCACTTTTTCAGTAAAATAATTAACCCATTCTTCACGACCAAAATTGGTTTGGCTATGACAATTTCTACATAAAGAAATTAAATTACTAGGTTTATTGTTTTGTTTATTATAATCAATATGGTGAACAGGTAATTTATATTTTCTACCTTTTTTTGTATATAACTCGTCTTGGTGCCTAAAACATTGCTGGCAACGGTACTGATCTCGTTTCCTGATTTGTTTTTTCAGTTTTTCATTAAACTTAACACTATAAGGGTTATTAGTAATCCCACCAAGCCATTGAGGATTCAACTTGCCAATTCGCATTTCACTCATTTTATTCAACGTTTTCTCTGAGTGTATCAACCCCTTAGTATAACCCCTATGCCCTTTTTGAGCACAACTTCTACAATTTCCAGTAAGTTTACCTTCATTTATTTTAATAAGATTATTCCCAGTCATTTCTCTTTTCTTTCCACACTTCGGACATTTAAATATTGTTTTATCCCTTGCAGCAACCAAAAGGCCACCAGCTATTCTTTTACTGCAACTTCTACAAATATTTTTATACTTTCCTCTGCTTATTCGTCGTAAATGGTCTTTGGTAATTTCTCTTTTTTTCCCACAATTATCACATCTTACCTTTATTTTATTAGACAAACTACTTTTTTCCCATTTACTCATATCCTCTCCCTACACCCAAATTTCGATCTCGACTACAACTGCTGCCTCACTAGAAGCTAAATACAGACTCTTTCCGGTAATATCACTATTATCACCTCGATACTCTAATCCGGCCAAAATTGTCGCATAAGGAGCTGTAGGAGTTGCTACTTTACCAGTTTCCCACGCATACCGTACATCAAACAAAGTTCTGCATCTAACCCTAAATTCTCTGGTACTAGAGGGAAGCGCTTGTGGATATTCAGTATCAGCAACGGTTAAAGTAACATTATAAATTACTGATTCTTTAGTTGGATTAGCCATTTTAGCCTTGTCTTGCCTTTGCAGCAACTCTTTCAAAATCTTCTCGCACTAAAGTCTTAGCATTAACCGGCTTATCCCCAAGAGCTTTAATACTTAAAACCTGAAACTCGCCCTCAATCTTTTCTTTGTCCGGTGAATCATTAGCGCCAATAGCTTTCGTATTATTTTTGCTAACCATCTCGACCTTAACAACAAAGTAGTGTTGGCTATTAACTTCCCAATTCCGAACGCCAGGGACTTCCTCTTGCCTAACTCTGAAGCGAGGCAACTCTCTGTCTGGGTTGTGCATTGGCATATCGTTCATAATTTATTGTAGCAACTTTATAATAATCCATCAACTGATCTTTCCCCTTCTTCTTCTGACAAGAGGACACTTTTATTCGTTTCTACCCTAACCAGCTTCCCATTAGCTTTATAAACAATTATACTGCCAAAATTACACGCCCTGATACACTTTAGCAAATGTACTTCTTTAGCAGTTATTTCAACCTTGACTGTTTTTTCTGGTGTTTCCGGAACAAATGGTTTCATTAATAAGGGTCTACATTAACTTCTATTTCAACCGCACTTTCTATTTCAATTTCTTTTTGGAATCCAACCGCTAGTGTTCTGAAAGCATCGGCCGGGTGACTAGCCCAATCATGCTTTGGCTTTGCCTTAAAAACCTGATTGTCCTCATCCCACTCTTTATGATAACTCCTAAGCCCGGACAATCCCTTTTCACATTTTACCTTATCAAACCAGCAACGGTTTAAGATCATCCTGACCGCATCAATGCCATCATCAATCGACAATTTGGCAACAACCTCAAAATCAATTCCTAGTTTCTTAGCCGTCTCTAGACGACTTCTGCCAGTCGTAAGCTCTCTTGCCTTAATATCGTGGGGGGCGTAGTGCTTTCCATAAACATAAGGTTTCTCTTTGAGTATTTTAATATAAAAGTTTATACCCTCTCCAGTATTCTCATAATAATCAATCAAGTGAAGCTCCTGACCAACAGCTTGCAAAAACCAAATGCTCATTGAATCATCAATACCTAAATCCCAAAAGGTGTAAACCGAGGATGAAGGATCATAAGGAACACCGGAAATTCTCCCCTCATCATCTGCTGCCATAAGCTGTTCAGCATAATAAGCGCCCTGAATTGGTACATCGAAGCTACAGTTGTGAACAACCCGACCATTTGCAACATAGCTCTCATCAAACTGAACCCCAAGATTATAAACAGTTCCATTGTAATCCTCCCTACTAACACTTCTCACCTTTACGCCAACACCATATTTGGCAGGTCTGATTCTCAAAAAACCTCTTTTCTTGGGTTTATATTTCCTTATCTGGACAGAGAAAGAATCTTGAACATTACATTTTCTTCCCATGATTATTTGGCTGTTCTTTCTTCTTCCAACACCAGCCCTATACCCCAATGAAGAGGCAAGTAATTGAACACCATAAGCTAAAGACTCACTTATAGTGGCATAGCTATCCCATGTTTCGACTTTTGTTTTAGCGATACACCCATCACCTTTCATCAAAGTATCGTAAACCAATCGTTCGTGACCAGAAATAAGGTCAAAAGGTATAACTTTGTTAGAAGCCCCAGAGCCGCAATTATTAGCTAGAAAATCAGATAAATAACAACTGTTACCTAAAACAACCAAAGTTGTTCCATCTGTTCTTTTTTGATAACCACAACCAAATTCTTTTAGACACTTTATTATCTCATCGACACAATCAATCTCGTTTTTATTTAAAGCAAAAGAAACAAAATTTTTGCCACACGATCCTTCCGTTATATACCATGCTATCAGTATAGCTAAATAACTAGAAATGACTGGCTTTCCAATCTTTCTTCTCGGCAAAACTAAAAAATCATTTTTCTTTATTTCTTTTGACTGTTTCCAGCCATAAGTCTGAGTAGTTGGATTCAATACTCTAACCGGATGTCTTGGTGTCAATTTAATAGGCTTATTATCACCATAAGAATTAATAACAACCAATTCTCCTTCGTACCGTCTTGCAAAAACCTTTTTAACATTTCTGTATCTACCAGTATGTGTCAAAATTCTATCATTAACCCTCACCTCGCTAATATCTTTTAATTCCCTGAATGTAGAGATGCTTGTTCCTTTAGGAAAACACATATATTCTTGCTGATAAAGAGAATCATTACCATCTTTTTTTATAATCTCCACCCTTTCTTGAGCTAGAACATCTTCCGGGATTGCTTTTGTATCTTCAACCGTTAAAACCTGAGAAAACCATAAATCAGGAAAAGCTCGCGCCAATTCTAAGGTGTTATATCCGTGATTTTTACCTCTTGGAGTATAGATAAAAGCCGCCCAACCACTATTCTCAGCTAAAATTGGCCTAAGATAATCCCACGCTGCCGGATTTTGCAAGGGCCATTCAGAAAAAACACACCCCACCGGATTAGCACCCATTAATGAATCAATCTTGTCTGAACCGATCAACTGGAAGATTGAGCCGTTAAGAGTTTCAACCAGCATATCAGTATTATCTGTTCTCTTCCGAATCTCCCTGGGTATGTGATCCATAAATTTGAAGCCGGCTCGATCCATTCCGTTCCAAATGACCTTCTTAGCCTGCTTGTAAGTGGGAAAAATATAGTAGTATGCTCCTACCCTCTGATACATTGCCTTCGCTGTATGGTTAATAAAGGTTTTATCCTTCCCAGAACGCCGGTGAGCGACCCAGACAATTCTTTTAAAACCATTGTCTAATGCTCTTAGAACCGGGAGTTGGTAATCACGCGGTTCAAATTTATATGGTAGATGAATCTCATCCTTTTTTGCTTCCATAGTTAATTATCTTGATGGTTTTAATTTCACCCTCAATCTTATGTTTTTCCGCAGGATATTTGTTTTTAATTTTGTACGCTTCTGCTACTGCTCTTAACCGGCTAGTATTATCCGGACTCCAAAAATAAGCATGATTAGCAAGCTCACCATGTTTAATCTTCCTAACTTTACAACCATCAATGCTTTCAATAACCTCTTTAATTTCTTTATCGCTCATTGCTTTTGGAAAAGTCATGTGGTCGATTACACTTGCCTGCAATATACTACCGTGTATTTTTGTAATAACTTCATCTGGTAAATAGCGATCTAAGGCTTCTTGAAAACTCTTACGCTTAATTATCCGATTTGGGGCTTCAGAATAGGAATCAGAATATCCGGCATCCCTTAATATTTTTCCAATGGTAATACTTTTGTTTTTCTTCCCAGATCTGATTATTTCTGACAACCTTTTAACGGCAATCTGCTGTCTGGTAGAATAGAACTTTCTCGGCTTCAAAACAGGCTTGTTAGTCTTGCCTTTCCGGTTTTTCCGTTTTCTTGGCATGAATAAATTATATCATTACTGATCTCTGCTTATAGTGAACTGTTTTTTGTCATGGGTTTCAATCTTAACTGATTCTCCTATTTCCGCGCCAAGGGCAAATCTATCAAGAGATGTTACCAATTTTAATCTTCTCTCTCTATTTTCGCTGTCTGCAATTTTTATAGTTATGTCCCTGCCCTCAAAATCAGTACCATTAAGAACTCTGAGCGCCTCACTAGCCAATTCTTCCGTTTCCATTTCAACAAAGCCAAAACCTCTGGATCGACCTGTTTCCCTATCCAAAATAACAACCGCGGATTTAACACCGCCAACGCTGGAAAACAGTTCATTTAAAACATCGTCGGTAATACTCCACCGAAGATTACCTACATACAATTTATTATTCAAAAGACTCACCAACTTTCTCTTTTAAACTAATAACTAGCGACAACTGCTTAGTGGTGGCTATAGATAAGGGTCTTAATAACAAAACCCCGATTGTCTTATTCTTTTATTCAGACAGACCCCACTAAGCAAATTGTCAAGGTGGAAGGGACAGGGTTTGACCTGCAGGTGGGCTGAGTTCCACTCAATCGGTCTTGGTGTAATTTCCTAATCCCACAAATACCTACCGTCGGCTTACGGTTCACGGCCCGCCACCCCTCCACTCTGACAACTTATTTTATATCTCTACTCTTTTCAATATAGTAAACCGCCAACCAATTAGCGGAAATCGCCCAGACAGAATAAATGTTAAATTCTCCATCTGCTATTTGTCTTAAACCGCCTAAAGAATTAAAGATTGCGGTGATCCACATAAATATTCCAATTGCTTCCATTATTATTCACCTCCTCTATCATTGTAATAATCAATTCTATCCTTGGATTTTCTTTATCAACAAACCAAAGATCAATAAAACCGGCAACATTCTTCCATCCATCATTTTTTAGCACTCCGGCCATTACTAGCCCGTCTAAGATTAGTTTTCTCCCTCCACCGATAAAGTTATCAGGATCACGTCTTTTGTTCGGCTCAAACCACCTAAACTCAATATAAACAGGGTTTTTAAACGCTTTGACCTTTTGGGCTTTTACCTCCCAAGCAATTTTGTCAGTCCATTCTTTTTTAAGTTTAGCCCCAATAAACTTATTGGTTCTATTAGAACCGACAATATCGTTCATTCCTGGTAGCCGACCTTTAATTGTTAGTTTCATTTAATACCCAGTTTCCTTTTTAACCATTCCTTAAATGTAAATGTTTCTACAAATTGAAATATGTTATAAGAGATTTCTTTCCCTTCTACCCGAACAATCATCTTATCTTTGTGAACCGGAATTGTTATCACTATCTTTTTGCTACTTTTCATTTTCATTTTCACCCCCAATCTCAGGGAACTTCCCCTTATCCCTTCCCCAAGGGAAATTTGTAATTAGAGAGAAAACGCACATGATAAAGTGTATTAGTTTCATTTTTTCTGCTCTAGCTTGACATGGTAAACCATCACCGCACAATTCCAACTAAGTAACCTAATATCTTTCTTTGTTAGTTCAAAGTCATTCTCTTTATTGTCGAAAGTCAAACTTTTCTCAATTCGCTCCAGATACCAATTAAATGCCTTTTTATTAAGTTTGATAGGCTTGCCATCAATCTTTATTATTGGATATTTCATTTCCACCCCCGATCTTTAAAAAACTTTTAAGTGTTAGTTCCATTTATTTACTTTCTTTTCAGATTTACTAACATTGTACCAAGTTTTACCATGATCTTTTGAAAACAAAGCGGGATTTCTGACACTCTGCCAATTCTCCGGATCAATTGCTATCGCAATAATTGTTTCTGAGCCCATTAATTCAATTCCACTCTCAACAAATTCAAATTCATAAGTCTTGGGTTCAACACCCATCACTGTTCCAATATAT